AATGGTAAGTGATTATGTGAGTTATAAAAATCAAGTGCTTGCAGAAGTTATATTTCTTACACATAACTTTAAAAAGCATATTGTAAATGTTGGTCGACACCCACAAACTGAGGTAACGCTCTGGCGTCCTGAACTACAGGAGTTAAAGCAATCTCAGTATGGTGGAGAAAATGTTAGATATAAACTTGGAGTAAAGGGCAAGTTTATACAGCAGTTTAAAGAGCTGCATAATAGTAAAATACCCTGGAATAAAATCAGATATATATTTTAAACATGAAAAATACAATCACTTTAACCAGAGAAGAAATTTCTCTTCTCATACATAGTGTACAACGCACTATGATTAAACTTGAGGAAGTTAAACAAGCTGATGCTGAGTTAACACGTAAGCATAGGCTTTTACTTAAAACTTTATTAGAAATGGAAGACGATATGTCAAAACCAACGAAAAAAGAACCTTTAAACTATTATAAATAATTATGGAATTACCAACTAAAAAGGTAAAGGCGAGCCGAAAGTCGCCTAAGAACATGATAATATATGGTCCACCAAAGATTGGCAAGACTTCAGTATTATCACATCTAGACAATTGTTTGATCATTGACCTTGAGGAAGGTTCTGATATGGTCGATGCTCTAAAGATAAAAGTTAAGAACTTAAAAGAACTTGCTGATGTCGGTAGAGAAATTATCAAACAAAAGAAACCATATAAATATGTTGCTATTGACACTATCTCAAAACTTGAGGAATGGTGTGAAGAAGAGGCAAAACAAATTTATATGAAAACTCCAATGGGTAAGAACTTTGAGACAAAGAACCCTGGCATGTCTGTACTATCATTGCCTAACGGCGCTGGCTATTTGTATTTGCGTATGGCGTACAAAAAGTGGATAGATAGAGTAAACATGCTAGCTGATCATGTTATCCTAGTAGGTCACCTAAAGGACAAGATGCTTGAAAAGAAAGGTAAAGAGGTTGCTGTAAAGGACCTTGATCTTACTGGCAAGATAAAGCAAATTACATGTGCTAACGCTGATGCTGTTGGTTATATCTATAGAGAAGATGAGAATACTATGATTTCTTTTGACTCTATGTCAGATATTACTGCTGGCTCACGCTGTGATCACTTAAAAGGTCAGACCATGCCTTTAGAATGGTCAAATATATTTATTGATTAACCGCTAAAATTTTAAAAAATGATTGAAGCAAGAACGGCTGTCGAGCCTAACACGACTCCTGTAGTAAAACCTCAAACTATTACAGTGACGATGATTATTGAGGATCTTAATAATGGTATAGACCGCACAGGTATACAAACAAAGTATAGCTTGGAAAAGTGGGAAGTAACACAAATGTTTCAACACCCATCATTAAAGGGCAGAAAAGCTAAGAAAGTACGTAAACTTTCTTTTAACTTTGTTGATGACACAACTACTGATCCTAACCAGACTAGTATTGCGGTAGAAACTACACCAGCTGAAGACTTTCACAATAAAGCTGATCTAAGAACTCAGGATGCTATTGACAATGATGTAGATGTACATACAGAAGCATCTATGGTTGTAGAAGCTACACCTGAATTATCAGACAAAATCTTTGCAATAGAAGAAGATGAAGATGACGATGAACTTAACTTTTAATTTTAAACACTATTAATTATGGCTTTAACTAGCAATCCTATCTCTTCGGAGGTAGCAGGCGGAGGACTAAAATTATACTCTGGCCTTACAAATGTAAATGTAATCGCAGTAAATCCTACATTGGAAGAACTGCATAACCTAGGAATAAAACTAAAGCAAGAACCTGCTTATACTATTTCTATGGGTGATCAAGAGTACAACAAGGTTGTATTTTGGGTTAAGAATGAAACTGGTAGTTACAAAATTGAGATACTAATGCAAGCTACGCACAGAGTATCACAATCAGGAAAACATCAGTGGATGAATTCTATAGGTCAATCAACTTGGTCAGAAGATTCACCAAGTTATGACTGGTGGAAGTCTGATGGTGAGCGTAAAGCTTATGTCGGTGAGGAGACTCTAATTAATTTTGCAAAATGTTGGGCAAACGTTGCTTCTGGAGATGAGGTAACTTTTGACACTATTGCAAATATTGCAGCAGGTGATGTAAGTGAGCTTAAGAAATATGTATCTGTGTTAAAAGAGAACCCAGTACGTGTTCTTATTGGTGTAAAAGATGACAAATACCAAATTGTTTATACAAAATACTTTGGTCGTGCATACAAAACACCAAGAGACAGTTATTTTGTAAAAGCTTTGAATGATGAGTACGGTGCGTTTAACGCTGATTTTAATGCTGACCTTGTATTTGGTGAGCACAAATCTACAGCTAGTCTAATTACGCCTGATAAGGCTAATGAAGATGAAGATTGGACCACAGATAGTGGTGATGCTGATTTACCATTCTAGTATTTATTAATTATAATTAAAGGGCAGTGTAAAAGCTGCCCTTTTTTTATTTAAATTCGCAAGCTATGCTCAAAATTAGAAAACCAAACGAGAGATTGCATACAGATAGTATTCTAGAAAAAATATCTGAATACGATATATTTAGATATTATTGTCCTAGTTTTAAAAAACTAAATGCAAAATTTTGTAGCGAGCTTCGCAGAGATAATAGACCATCTGTGTCTATTGGAGTATATAATAACAAGCTTTTATACAAGGATTTTGGCTGCCCTGATCACAGTTTTAATTGTTTTGCATATGTGCAAACAAAGTATAATTGTGATTTTTATGCAGCTTTACGCATTATTGATTGTGATTTTAATTTAGGACTAGCAAACCATAGTAATGATGTAAGTTTTACTATGGGTTATATAGGATACAGAAGAGACTCTTTCAAAATGCCTAAAAAGCAAACTATAATTCAAAAGAGAAGAAGACGTTGGAATAAAGATGATAAAAACTTTTGGAGTAAATATTTGATTAGTAAAGAAATATTACTTACATTTGGCGTCGAGCCCATATCTCATTATTGGATAAATGGTAATAGATTTACCTGTAAATCAATAACTTATGCATATAGGTTCGGTAACAAATTCAAAATTTATGCGCCTTATGAAGAGGAAAACAAATGGGCGAGCAACACAAACAAAGAAATTATACAAGGATACAGACAACTCCCTGCTAAAGGGGATCTTTGTATTATTGCATCAAGTCTCAAAGATGTTATGTGCTTGTTCGCGATGGGTATCCCCGCAGTCGCCTTGCAATCAGAAATGCAAATGCCAGAAACCAAGACGATCAAGGAGTTACAAGAGAGGTTCAAAAAAGTAGCATTATTTTATGACAATGATTTTAACAACCCAAACAATCCAGGACAAACAATGGCAAACAGAATATGTAAAAAGTATCATTTAAATAATATCATTATACCTGATGTATATAAATTAAAAGATCTATCTGACTATGTTGCACACTTTAAAAGATATGGAGGGTTGAGAACTCTTATAGAATTACAGATATGAACAAACAAGAAGTAAAAGAATTTTTAAAACAGAAACCAGGATATTTAAAAGAAGGAGCAGAGAGACTATCAGAAAAACTAGATTGTAGCGTTGAAACTTGTAGACATGCTTTGAGAGAAGCTAGGATAGAAGCAAAAGGGTCACAAGAATTTGACCTTAACAATGTAAACGCATCAGAGATCAGTGAATTTAAAAAGTTTTTAAAAGAAAACCAAATAGATGAAGATAATGTAAAGTCTGTAAAGTTTTGGCAAAACATGCAAGGAGATCATAGATTCTCTGTTGTAGTAAAAGGCGAAGACGACGTAGTTAAAAGAACTAAAGACGAGATAGTATCTTTATTAGAATCATATAGTCCTAAAGTTGAACAAGAGTATGAAGCTGTAGAAGATGCTGTAGTGTATGAAATATCATTACCAGATATACACTATGGTAAATACACAGGTCAAACTCTTGATGAGGCAGAAGAAGAATATATGAAAGTTGTAAAAGACCTATTACATAAAGCAAAAGGATTAAACATAGAGCGAATACTTTTACCTATTGGTAATGACGGTATGAATTCTGAGGGATATTCTAGAGCTACTACAAAAGGCACACCTCAACAAGACTCAGCAGAATGGCAAGAAACGTTTGTAGGTTATTGCAATCTTATGATAAGAGCAATAAGTTATTTAGCTAGGACTGCACCTGTTGACGTAGTCGTTGTACAAGGTAATCATGATTACGAAAGAATGTTTTATGCTGGCGAGTTTTTGCGAGCATTTTTTGTAAATGATGATAGAGTGTCTATAGATAATGGGTATGATTCAAGAAAGTATTATATGTACGGTACGAATTTAATTATGTTTACACATGGTGATAAAGAAAAGCCTGCAGACATGCCATTAATTATGGCTACAGAAGAACCTTTGCTTTTTGCTAAATCAACATGCAGAGAGGTACACTGTGGACATATGCATAAAGAAATGGTAAATGAATATCGAGGTATTAAAGTTAGATTTATACCATCAATATGTGCTAACGACGCTTGGCATAAAATGATGGGCTATGAAGCTAAACGAACAGGTCAAGCACACATATGGAGCAAAACAAGAGGTTACGAGGGATACTTACAAACAAACGTATGAGACGAAAAGTAAAAGCAAATAAAAAAGTAAGAAACGCTACTAGTAAAGTATACAAAGGTATTAAGTTCAGGTCTAAGCTTGAACTTTTTACGTATAAGAAACTAGAAGAAGCAAAGGTTAAATGCTTATACGAAAAAAAGAAATACGTGTTACAAGAAGGATTTCATTATTCTCAACAATGTTATGAACCACATAAAACTAAAGGATATGTAGATAATACATACAAGGTTAGAGATATTACATATACTCCTGACTTTGTAGATCCTAATGGTAAGTGGATTATAGAAGTAAAAGGTTTTGCAAATGATGTGTTTCCTGTAAAATGGAAGATGTTTAAAAATCATTTAATGCAGCTGGAAGATCCGCCAGTACTGTATTTACCTAAGAATCAGGGTCAAGTTTTAAAAACTATAGAACTTATCAAAGAGCTTTAACGAGCTCTTTTTTTATTAACTAAATTTTAATTATGAATTATGATCAGTGGAAGACTATGTCTGATAGAGATGACTCTACAGATATGGTAAGCCCTTGCTGTGGCGCAGAATACAGCGAGTACACAAATTATGATGAATACATTTCTGCAGATTATATCTGTAGTGAATGTAGCGAAGAGTTTGATGTACCTATAGAAGACTATGAATATGCTGAAAGAAGAAGAGAAGATGCAGCAGAGTTTCATAGAGATGAATAAATGTTTAACAATACTTAAAAAAGAACAAAATGAGTATAAAGACGATTGACAAACAGATCAAAGGATCTGAAGGCCTTGCAAAGAAAATTAACAAAGGCGCAGAAAAGATGGTATTTGACATCTTACAATCTACACAGTATTCTACACCTATTCCGTCTACCGTGCGTGAGTTGGCTACCAATGGTGCCGATGCACAACGTGAGAAAGAAATGGCTATAGAAATACTAACTGGTAAAGCTAAAGTAGAAGACTATTATATTGAGCGTCATGGCGATCAGTATTCTGATAGTAATTTTGATATTAGCTATTACAATCTGGATCATTTAGATACAGAAAATAATGACGTACTAATTACATACAAAGAGAATGAAGGAACAGGATACTGCGATGTAGTTACTATACATGACCACGGTGTTGGTATTGGTGCACGTCGTTTGGAGGGCGTGCTTGAGCTTGGTTATTCAACAAAGCGTAACACAGCTGAGAACTTCGGTGCATTTGGTCTTGGTGCCAAGGTTGCATTGTCAACTGGTGTAGATTTTTACACTATAGAGACTGTGCATAATGGTAAAAGATTTAAAATGAACTGTTACAACTACAAAACAGATTTTATTATACCTGCATTTAACCCAGAGGTTGGTAAGCCTAACCCGCATGTTGTACTTAGCGATGGAACGAAAGTGCATTATGTACCTACTGATGCAAAAAATCAGACTATAGTATCGTTTGGTGTAAAGAAACACAACAGGCGTGACTATCGTGATGCGGTAGAAGAGCAATTGATGTATATGCCTAACATTAGATTTAAAAGAGTTGCAGAGGATGGCTATGAAAGAGATGAAAACATTCATCCTAAGATTATGCATAACTCTGACAACTTGATTATCTCTGATACATATCTGTTTAGTAAACCACATATTGTATTGACTAAAGATGTAGGCGCACCAACTGGTGTTAACTATGGCTTTGTTGACTTTCGTGAGTTGGAGATGCAGCAGATGTGGGGACCAATTGCTTTCAAATGTCCTGCAAGACAAGTAATCAATGATCCAGAAACTGGTGAAGAGATTGTATTGCAAGATGGTGTAGATGTTACACCGTCACGTGAGAAAGTGATATGGAATGAGAACACTAAAGCGTACATCAAGTCTGTAATTGAGGCAGCTGCTGATGAGGCTAGTGAGATTGTGCAAGAAGAGCTTCAGCAAACAGACTTTGTGTCTTGGTTGATAGCTTGTAAGCAAGTCTTAACTCAAGCTGATAGC